GGTCGTGAGCACGCTCTTGCTTGGTACTCAATCTTCGGTCTTGGTCTAATTACTGACCAGTCTGTAATCATTGCAGAAACCAACTAATTAGTTTAACCCGCTGAGGGGGTGGAGATAAAACTCCACCCCCAAAGCACCACTTAACAGACATTCAATCGGAGGATACAAATGGCAAGTAAAGCAAAACCAACAGACGTCACAGGACGTGCTCGTGAAGCTCAGATTGCAGACAATCTAGATGCTATGCAGGAACGCGCTGGTGAGATGTCTATGGCAACCGCAGCCGCACAAATTAAGCTTGAAACAGAAGTAATTGATGCAACACAACCAAACCGCGCAACTGTCATCATTGATGAACCAACAGTTGTAGGTTCAGCAGATGAGGACAAAGTTCTTATTCGTGTTGTAGAGGACATTGAACAAATGACTCTAGGTGCAGGAAATTATTTTAGTTTTAAAGCTGGACAGAAGTACAAGGTATCTCGTCAAGTTGCTCAGCACCTTGAAGAAAAAGGCTATCTAGCTGGAGTTATCTAAACTTTTATATTTGGCGTAGCGGCGGGCACATTGATGCCCGCTTCTTCGTTTATACAGAATTTATTACTAATTACTGACACTATGTACTAGCTAGTGTGAGGGGTGGATTAAATGGCTTTAATGGCAGATTTGGTCTCTCGAGTACGACTAGAACTCGGTGACATGCCCAAGATGTTTACCTTTTCCGTTACTGGCGATGGTTCCACTAAAGACTTTTATTTAAAAGAAAAACCTATTGACCCTTACACACTATATGTGTCTGTCAACAATGCTGCTATTCTATCTGGAAGCGGATACAAATTAGAAAAAGATAAAGGCATGCTTCATTTTAGGTATGCGCTTACAGCATCTGAAACTCTATTTGTTGCTGGAACTTCTTATCGTTATTTTACAGACGCAGATATTGAAACTTTTATCAATACTGCTGTAACACAACATTTGCACGAAAGAACTGATTCATACGGAAGTAACATGTCTCTTGCAAAGCTTCCACCTGTTGAAGAGTACCCAGTTGCTATCTTGGCTGTAATTGAAGCCCTATGGGCTCTTGCTACTGACGCCTCTTTTGACATTAACATTAGCGCTCCAGACGGGGTTGTCATCCCACGTAACCAACGTTACGAGCAACTGACTAATACAATCAATCAACGTTGGGAACAGTACCGACAGCTATGCCAACAGCTAAACATTGGCCTCTGGAGAATTCAGGTCGGTACACTTCGTCGTGTTAGCCGCCTAACTAATAAATTTGTTCCTGTATATCTATCACAAGAAATTGACGATAGCCGTAAGCCAGAGCGGGTTTACCTTAATAATGACCTAATGGGAAGAACCCCTACCCCAAGCGCTGTAGAGGTATATGACATACAGATGTACCAAGGCGACTCATTTGAACGCCAAGTTAACTTTGATTTTAATATTACGGGGTTAGTCTGGAAGGCTCAAATTCGTACATATCCGAATTCACCCTCTTTATATGGCACCTTCAATGTTACAATTTTAGATGCTGCAACAGGCAAAATTAAGCTGACCATGACAAACAGCAATACAAAATATTTGCCAGCACGAGCGTTTTGGGATTTACAGGCTACATCTACAACAGATGCAACCTTTGAGAGAACTTTTTTGCGAGGTCAAGTGTTCGTAACTCAACAGGTAACGGTGGACTAAGACTATGGCAATTACCGTCATTGGACCAGACGATTCGAACTGGTACGTACCCGCAACTGGAACCACAGGTACAACAGGTACAACAGGTACAACAGGTACTAGTGTAACTGGACCAACAGGTCCTACAGGTGCAGCAGGCGCAACTGGACCAACAGGTCCCGCTGGAGCTGTTGGCCCTACTGGTGCTGGGGCAACTGGAGCAACTGGTGCTACTGGTCCTCGTGGTTTTTCTGGTTTACAAGGTAATGCTGGTGCAACAGGTCCAACTGGTGCACAAGGTATTTCAGGTTTGCAAGGACCAACAGGTGCTACAGGAGCCGCTGGTCAAGCAGTAACAATCAAAGGCGAGTACGCTAACTTAACAGCGCTTCAAGCGGCAGTCCCAGTTGGTCAACCTGGTGATGCTTATCTTCTTGCTAATGGAAATCTTTGTGTTTGGAATCCCCAAACATCTTCATGGCAAAATGTAGGTAACCTAGAAGGCCCTACTGGTGCAGCGGGTCCAACTGGTTCAACAGGACCTACTGGTGTTGCTGGTCCTACAGGACCACAAGGTACACAAGGCGTTTCTGGTATTGCAGGTGCAACAGGTGCTACTGGCGCTGTTGGTCCAACAGGTGCACGAGGTGACACTGGTCCTCAAGGTGCTCAAGGTTTCTCTGGTTTAATAGGTCCAACTGGTTCTACTGGTGCAACAGGACCATCTGTAACAGGTCCACAGGGCCCTGGATATAGTGGGGTGACCTCTTCTTCCGCAGTAACTATTACTGGCGGAAATAAAGTATTTACTTTAAATACAACTAATCACGCATTTGTTACTGGACAACGAGCAAGAATTATTGCAACAGCAACTACTAATACTTGGATGGAAGGTGTTATATCTGTTGCTGGAACTAGCTTAACAATTGCTGTTGATGCGTTAGACGGTGCAATTGGAACTCCATATAGTTCTTGGGTTCTTTCCTTAACGGGTGAGTTTGGTGACACTGGCCCAACTGGTCCATCAGGTCCAACTGGTGCAACTGGTGCAACTGGTGCAGCATCAACTGTTGTCGGTCCTACAGGTCCTACAGGTATTTCTGGTGGTATCACATTTGTTATTACTGCAAATGGAACTACAAACTATGTAATCAATGGATTATCAAATCCAACTCTCACTGTTATCCGCGGTATTCGTTATCGCTTTGACGTGTCGTCTGCGGGTCAACCATTCTTTATTCAAACAACTGCTGGTGCATATAGCCCAGGTAACCTTTACACAAATGGTGTAACAGGAAATGGAACTGCAAGCGGAAGCATTGTTTGGGATATCCCATTTGATGGTCCATCAACTCTTTACTATGCATCACAAAACAGTGCTAACTTAATTGGAACAATTAATGTAACAGCCGCTGGTCCCGTTGGAGCAACAGGTCCTACAGGAGCAACAGGAGCAGCATCTACAGTTGCTGGTCCTACAGGAGCAGTTGGTGCTACTGGCCCTACTGGTGTCGCTGGTGCTGTTGGTGCTACAGGTCCAACAGGTTCTGCGGGTACTGCAGGTCTTCCTGGTGCTATTGGTCCTACTGGTGCACAAGGTTCACAAGGTATTCAGGGTGTAGCTGGCGCAGCTGGAGCTACTGGTGCAACAGGTGCTCAAGGCCCAACTGGTGCAACAGGTAACACTGGTCCACAAGGTACTGGCGTTGTTATTGTTGGTTACTATGATTCTTATGCAGCGTTAACTGCCGCACACCCATTTGGTGCAGCAGGTGATGGTTATCTTGTTAATGGTTACCTTTATATATGGGCTGGCTACGCGTGGATTAACGCTGGTTACATTCAGGGCCCAACAGGTCCAACAGGTATACAAGGTGTAGTCGGTCCAACAGGTGCTCAAGGTATTCAAGGCCCAACAGGCGCACAAGGTACACAGGGTATCCAAGGTCTTACTGGTTTAACTGGAGCTACAGGTCCAACAGGTGTTCAGGGTGCGCTTGGACCTACAGGTGCAACAGGTGCAACTGGACCAACATCAACTGTTCCAGGTCCAACTGGACCTACTGGTCAAACAGGTGCGGGTTTATCTCTCAAAGGTTCTTACAATTCATATGCGGAACTTCTTGCTGCACATCCAAGTGGAAACGCAACAGGTGATGGCTATCTAGTTCTTGGTCAACTTTATGTATGGCAAGGAACTGCGTGGGTTAACGCTGGAAATATTGTTGGACCAACTGGTGCTACAGGTTCTATCGGTTTAACTGGTGCGACAGGCGCTACAGGTGCTCAGGGTATTCAAGGTGTAACAGGTCCGACTGGTAATACTGGTCCACAACCATTTACAGTTATTGGAACATGGCAGAGTGGTATTGCCTACGGAGTTGGACAAGCTGTCTTCTATGACACCCCAACTTTAAAGGGTACATATGTAAGAATTAATTCACAATCAACGGCGGGAATTAATCCGCTTGGAGATGTTGGAAACTGGATTCCACTTGTTGCTGCGGCAATCGGACCTACAGGTCCAACTGGTGCTCAAGGTTTAACAGGTATACAAGGTCCTACAGGTGTAAGCGGTCCTCAAGGTATTACAGGTCCAACAGGAAATCAAGGTTTACTAGGTCCAACAGGCCCTACAGGCATTACACTATTAAACGTAGATGCTGGCAGTCCAACAAGCAATTATGGTGGAACTGACACTATCGATAGCGGAGGAGTTAACGGTTAATGGCAATTAAAGTACAGTTCCGACGCGGTACTGCAGCTCAATGGACTTCAGCAAACCCTCTTCTTGCAGAAGGTGAATTGGGTCTTGAGCTAGACACTGGAAAATTTAAAGTTGGTAACGGCACACAGAACTGGAGTGCGCTAGTATATGCTAGTGGTATCCAGGGTCCAACAGGACCTCAAGGTACCAACGGTTATCAAGGTAGTGATGGTGCTACTGGACCAACTGGTGCAACAGGTGCAACTGGACTTCGTGGACCAACTGGTACAGTTGGTCCAGCGGGCGATGGCGGTCGCGGTGAACAACTGGTATTAGATGCTCAATTAGAACTTGGCATTTTCTTCCCTCGTTATTCACAGACCAAAACCACAACACTTACATCAACCGTTATTCCACCGATAGCGTTAATCTAGGAAGGTAAATGAATGTCACGTAATATTGCTCCCGAGGAGTATGTATTTAATCCGACTTCTAAGACGATTGTTATTAATCGTTATATTCAAGAGAAGCACATCTTCCTCATTGTCAACTCAGCTACTAACAAGGTTCTGTTTAACTTCTCTGACCCAACGCTAACTGCAACAGTATCTTACATTTACCCAACATACAGCATCTCAAACACTACTGCTGAAAACGTTTATAAGACAACCATCACGTTGACAGGCTCTGGCTGTGATACCACAGGCATGACAGCTGGCGACGTTCTACAAATCATTCTTGATGATGAAAACCAGAAGGTTACTTTTGATGACACCTTCATTGACGGAGCGCAGAAGCTTCGTACATCAACTCCACAGTCTCTTATGGATACTGATTTTGAGTACTCAGTACAGCCATCTAAGTGGGAGTCTCTATTTTTAGCTAACGGATACCCATCATTCTTTGCAAAAGGTACTGGAGGTAACTCTTACGATGTTATTACAGTTAGTGGTGACGGTGTTCGTCCACGTTCAACTATTACAGTAACAACAGCGCTTCCTCATGGTTTATCTGCAGGTCAAATTGTTTCTGTTCAAGAAACTCTTAACTATCTTGCAGAAGGTACATCTCTTGTAACATCAACACCTACAACAACTACTTTCACCTACACAGCTCGTGGAGCTGTATCTGGCGATATTCAATCTGGAACTCTTACATCTATCTATGGTGGAGATATTTTTGATGGTGCTCACATCCCAGGCGGTAACTTCCCAATCGGCGGTATTAACACTCTTAACCGTTGGAGAGCTTCTACCGATGGCGCAGCACCACTATCAACAGTAACAGTTACTTTTGACCAGCCTCACGGAGTGTTTCCAGGAAACCTTATTGTTGTAACTGGCACTAACAGCTTTGACGGTAACTGGCAGGTAACTAAAGTTGCTACACAGACAAGTTTGGAATTCCAGTTGTCTCGTCAGCAGTCTGCTGTATCAGTTCCTACTACAGCTCTTATCTTTACTAAGGGTGACTCATATGTTGTTCACCGCCCATTTGATGGTGGTGTTTCTATCTCTACTGCAACTAACTCAATGGGCTCACAGGTTATTCGTCAAACCCGCCGTTACTTCCGTTACCAGTCAGGTAAGGGAATGCAGTTCTCAACAGGTGCTCAGCTAACCCCCGTCTATGATGTTGAAACACTAAGCATTAATGGTGGAAGCGTTGGACCAGCTATTGTTACAGTTAAGACTGTACAGGACCACGGTATGCAAGCTGGCGTTAAGATTGACATTGAAGGTGTTAAAACACGTTTTGCATACAACCCTTATAATGGTAATGATATTACTGTTACTCGCATTATTGACGTTAATACGTTTGAATATGCAGTAACTCTTACACAAACACTTCCAACAGTAGACTGGAACCCAGCGGGAAATAACGTATACGTACACGCTCGTAAGTGGTACGGAGCTGTTACACGTGCTGGTATGTATGATGAGCAAAACGGATTTTACTTTGAGTATGACGGACAAAAAATGTATGCTGTTCGCCGCCACTCAGAAAAAGAGGGTATTGGTCGCGTAAACGTAACTAAAAACTCAAGCTTTGTAACTGGTCTTAATACACAGTTCCGTAAGCAGTTGACTGTAGGTCAAGCTGTTGTTATTAAGGGCGCTTCTTACAAAATTGTTGCTATTAATAGCGCAACCTCTATGAACATTTCTCCTGCTTATCGTGGTGCTACGGGTACACGTACTCGTTATCTACTTACACAATCTGACCGTTTTCCGCAAGAACTTTGGAACGTAGATAAGTTTGATGGCACAGGTCCTTCAGGCTACAAGCTTGACATGGGTCGTATGCAAATGATTTACATCGACTATACATGGTACGGTGCTGGAACTATTCGTTTTGGTATGCGTGGTCCTAATGGAAAGATTTACTGGTGCCACCGTATGCCGCAGAACAACGTTAACAATGGTGCATACCAGCGCTCTGGTAACTTGCCTGCTCGTTATGAGGTTGTTAACGACCCATCCATCTTTACTAAGATGATTGCTGGCGCTGCTGGAACTCTTGGTGCTCAGCTTGGTACTAATGACACTTCTATTTGGGTAGACGACGCAAGCGCGTTTCCTCCTTCTGGTTTTATTTATGTGCGTGACTCTGTGAACTGTGAAATTATGCAGTACTCATCAATTGATGCATATAATGCAACACCTGGTGGATACAAAATTAATATCTCTCAACGTCGTGCATCTATTACAAACGTTTACCCAGATACACCATTTACATTTAGTGGAACACTAAGTCCAGTAGTATTTACCCCAGACTCATCTATTACAGGTGTTGGTGGAGATTCTCAGGTTGCAGTTCAATCAATTACTCAGAACTGTGCACCAATCATCAGCCACTGGGGTTCTTCAGTAATTATGGATGGTCGTTTTGATAACGATGCTAACTTCATCTTTACTGGTGGTATGACAAAGCTTCTTGCTGTAGCCGCTGGTGTTACTCGTCCGTTGATTGCTATTCGTTTAGCACCATCAGTAGATAACGCAATTGCTCGTAACTTTGGTATCCGTGAACTTGTAAACCGCATGCAGCTTCAGCTTAACTCTATCGGTGTTTCTACAAACGGACAGTTCCGTATTGACGGTGTTCTTAACCCAGCATCCATTTTGTACAACAACTATTTACCAGCAACCCTTACTACAACACGTACATCTGTAAGCGGTACATCTGGTCTTAATACTATTACTATCGGTGATGCAACTGGTACTACAGGTATTGTCCCAGGCATGTTAGTAACTGGTTCTGGTATTGGAGCTAGCGCAGTGATTGCCACTGTATCAGCTAACGTTATTACCCTATCTGTGGCTAACTCAGGAACTGTATCTGGAACTATCAACTTTGTCCCACGTGTTGGTTTTGAAGGCCTACCTGTTGACTGGAGCCGTGACCTTGTAGGTTCTGGTTCTTTGGCTCAGGTTGTATACTTTGATAATTCAGGTCCTGGAGCTGGTAACGTTCAGGCAGCCTCTGGTCGAGTTATTGGTGGAGACTCTGTAGCCTCATTCTTCACTGAAAATGGTGGTGGTGGTTCTAACTACAACGTCTCTAACTACGACCTTCGTACAGTCCGCGACCTTGGTAACTCAATTATCTCTGGCGATGGAAACATCTCAAGCCCTTCATACCCTAACGGCCCAGACGTGTTGGTCCTAACCGCTACCAATATCGGTGCTGCGACTGCCAATATCTCAGCTCGTATCTCATGGATTGAGGCTCAGGCATAATGTATAAGGTTTACGATTTCAAATGCTTTAAAAATGCTACACTTTTATTAACCTCGGAAGGTAGGTAATATCAATGCCCGATTACAGCTCCCTTAGTACACAGATTGACGCCGTTAAGACGGAAATTACATCAAGCCTTGCAGCTGCTACTTATACAGCGCAAGACTTAATCTATGTGTCTAAGTCCCTTGAAACTTTAGGCACCCTACTTGGGGTTAACGACATTGTTGCTGCAACCGCTGACCGCGTAACAGCAATTAATACTGCTGGTACAACACAGGTAACTGCTGTTAACTCCGCAGGCACAACACAGGTTTCTGCAGTTAATACTGCGGGAAGTACTAAGGTCGCTGCTATTCAAGCAGAGTCCGCTAATTTAACCACACTAGCCTACATTGGAGTACTAGCATAATGGCAACTACAGTAACTCGATTTAAAGCTGTTACTGCTGGGCTAACCGATGCCTCAGCATACGCAGTTCCTGCATCAAACACTGCTATCGTGACAAATGTTATTTTGTCTAACAAGACAGCAGCAACTCGTACCGCAACCATCACGATGGGCGGTTTTTCATTTTGCACAGGTCTACAGGTTCCAGCAAACGGTACTGTAAACTTTGACGTTCGTACAGTTTTAAACGCTGCAGAAACAATCACAGTTGTAGCAGATGTTGCTTCAGCAGTTGATGTTTTAATCTCTGGCGTATTGATTAGCTAATTAACCACGGAAAAGGACAGGTAACTATCAATGGCAATTTCCTCAAGTAAAGACTTTATCGTCTTCCCGAATGACAATTCGGGGCGCGTTTACATTAACGAGGCGTCATTTACCGCCAGCGGTACCTGGACTGCACCTGCTGGTGTGACTAGCGCCCAGGTAATTCTCGTCGGCGGCGGCGGTGGCGGCGGTGGCGGTTCACAGAACATTGCGGGCGGCGGTGGAGGTGGCGGTCAAGTAATCGTCAAGAACCTCACTGTTACTCCTCTTACAACCTACCAAGTATCTATTGGTGCAGGTGGTCAAGGTGGTCTTGGTTCACAGACTAGCGCAACTGACGTTGTGTCAACTCTTCCAGGTGGTAACGGAACTCCAACTACATTTGGTACTGTTTCCGTATTTAACCTTTTAACAAATACAGATTTTGATTATGGTATTAACGGTTGGGACCCAGCAGTTATCTTCCGTCAAGGTACAGGTATCTCAGGTCAGTCTTCAATCACCGTATATCCAAATGCTAACGGCCTTGCTGCTGGTATGTATGTAGCGGGTACTAACGTAGGTACTAACGCTCAGATTGTTTCTATCTCAGGAAACATCATTACAGTATCTGTTGCTAACGCTGGTGTTATTCAAGCGCCTTTGCGTTTTGATACTGGCCAGAACGTAGTACGTCCTGCAAACCAGTTCTTCTACAACGTATCTTCAGGTGAAATTACAAATAACACTCAGACTGTTGGCGTAGCATCTTCACCATACTTCCAAAATCTATCTAACAACATTATGCAGCCAGAAGTTGCTCAGCTTGAAGAAGCTGCTATCCTTACTAACAACTATATCCGTCAGTTTGGTACCGCTCTATCTTCATTCTCAATCACAAACGCAGGTGTTCCAACAAAGCTTGCTGAAATGGTTGGCGGATACGCTAAAGTAGCTCAACTAACTCTTACTTCAACATCTGTAACAGTTGATAGCACTCTTAACATCTTCCCAGGAATGTTCCTTGTTGGTACAGGTATTGCGTCAGGTACAACAGTACTCAGCGTTGATAGCTTGACAACACTTACAATGTCAGCTGGAGCTACGCAGACTCGTGCAAGCGAGCCTATAACAGTTTCATACACTGGTGCTTTTGGTATCAACGGTCTTATTGCTGGTACAAGCTCATCAACATCTGCTGGTGCTCCTACATGGGTTAGCTTCTCAAACCTTAACTCAACTACAACATCTAACGGTACCCAGACAGCAACTAACTTTGGTGGTGTTCCATACATCCCAGGTCAGTCATACACATTCTCTGCTTATATCTCTACTAACGTAAATATCAGCACATCAACACCAATCCTCTTCCAGATTCGTTCTGCAGGAGCTTCATGGAATGCTATCTCAAGCACTTCATACCTTGGTGGTTCTAACTCTGGTACAACTAACTCAATCGATGCTGGTCAGGCTAACGGATTCTTCGTACGCCAAGGTACCCCATCTACGTTGACAAACTACGGTGGTACATTTGGTACTACAGCTACAGGCTCAAACGGTGCTACAACAATTACCGTTGCTGATGCAACAGGTATCTTGATTGGTATGGCTGTAACAGGTTCTGGTATCCAGTCAAACACAGTTGTTTCATCTGTGGCTGGTACTTCAATTGGTATTAGCCTTGCTACTAACGCGCCTCTTTCAGCTACATCTCTTTCATTTGCTAACCCAGCAGGTGTTCAGATGCTTGGTTCTAACGTAACTGTTGGTCAGACAGGATGGCGCCGTCTTTCAGCTACATTCTCAACACCTGCAATTGCTTCAGCGCTTGCTAACGGTCAATATGCTTGGGGCTCAACACCTCAGTTCATTCACCCAACAATCGTATTCCAGCAACCATCTGTTAACTACTGGATTGATAACGTCCAGCTAGAAGTTGGTGGAACTACAACTACATGGCGCCCACCTGTATACCGTGAATCACAGACAGCTATGATGATGTCAACAGCTTCTACAACAGGTAACCTTGAGACATCACACCGCTTTGTTAAGGCAACAGCTGGTACTGTGTACTCAGGTTCTATGTTCGTAATTGGTGGAGGTACTTCACAGCAGTACCGCCCAGTTCGTGCTTTCCTTGAGTTCTTTGATAAAGACTACAACTCATTGACTCGTTTTGAAGGTA